GGAAAATAGTAGATCCAATCTTTGGAATAGACATACTGAGTGAAATGAGATCTAAAGTTAAAGAAGATCTCAGAGACAGCTCTAAAAATTTAGATGCAATAAATCTCTCTATTTCTAAAAACGAGTCCATTTTAGAAAAGTCACTACAACAGCTAAAGGATTTAAGACAAAAAATAAACGAGGACAATTCAGATAAAAAGCAAGATCTAGAATCAAAGATATCACAAGGCAAAATATCTCTAGAATCCAAGAAATCAGAGTTCAATTCCCTTAAAACACAAATTGATGATCTGAATAAGAAGGTAACAGACAGTACGTCTAGCATAGCAAAGTCTAAAGCCAATATCTCTGAATTTGATAAGAAGCTTAAAATATACCAGTCTAACAAATGTCCACACTGTTTAAGTGATTTAACAGGAGAAAGATCCATTTCAATAAAAGAAGCCATTGAAAATAAGAAAAAAGCCGAGAATTCAATCTTGGAAGATCTTAGCACTGGATACAAAGAAATTCTAAAGAAAGTATCTGATTTAAGGGACAAACAAGAAACTGCTAAGTCTGAATTCTATGAAGTAAAGTCAAGCCTAAGCGCTCTTGAGACTAGTCTAGAAAAATTGAATGACGTATCTACAACCAACGAACATGAGGATTCAATTAAGTCTATTATTAAAACTATCAAAGACGATATATCAAATTCAAAGGAGGAATCAAAACAATACTCAGACGAAAAAGAATTATATCAATCTTTAGATGATTTACTTTCTGATTCTGGAATAAAAAGAGTCTTAATTGAAAGAGTAGTCCCACTTCTAAACAATAGAATTTCAGAGATCTCAGAGAGACTTGATTTTAAATTCACCTTCTGTTTTGATAGTGAGTTTAATCCGGTAATTAATCATCTCGGTATGGAAATTTCTCCTGAAAGCCTATCAACGGGTCAGAGAAAGAAGATGAATTTGATTGTCTTGTTATCATTTATTGAACTAATAAAGATGAAACATAATAAGATGAACGTTATGTTCCTAGACGAGATATTTAGCGGGTTAGATAAGTTAAACGTCTATAAAGCAATAGAAATTCTCAGAGAATACGCTGATATATACAACATGTCAATATTCGTAGTATCACATGAATCTCTTCCCGAGGAATTCTTTGACAAGAAGATACAGGTTTCGATGCCGAATCATTTCTCAGAAATGAATATAGTAGAAACAAGTAGATCTGAAGCAATCTAAAACCGGATTGCCCGTTTTTAGTATAATCTTACATAAAGTCAGCTAATATGCGCATATACTCCGGAGAATCATTTTCAGAAGTTTACGAACAGAGTCTAAGAGACTTACATACTAATCCTGAATATACCTCTAATCCAAGAGGTCTTAACATCAAGGAAAATCTTGGCGTAGCTTTAGAGATCTTAGATCCTCTATCATGTTTATATGATAATTCAAGAAGAGGATCACAAAGCAAGTATATTGCAGCCGAGTTAATTTGGTATTTTCTAGGCAGGAATGACGTCGAGTTCATTAAAAAATTCGCCTCATTTTGGGAGAGTATTCAAAATGAGGATGGAACAGTAAACTCATCCTACGGATACTTATTGTTCAAGAATTTGAATAGATTTGGATTTAGTCAGTATCAATGGGCAATCAACTGCCTGAAAAATGATCTAGACTCTAGGCAAGCAATTATGCACTTTAATTTACCACAACACCAATACGTCGGAAATAAAGATTTTGTTTGTACTATGTATGGAATCTGGCAAATCAGAGACTATAAGCTAAATTTAACAATTCACATGAGATCCAATGATGCAATTCTAGGTACTCCAACCGATATTGCATTCTTTACTGTCTTACAGCAGCAAGCTCTCAATCACCTTAGATATTATCATCCTGGATTAAAGCTCGGTAGTTATACTCACATAGTAGATTCATATCATGTATATGAAAGAAACTTTAATCTAGTATCTGAAATGCTAGAAAACGAGTTTAAACCTGTTAAAATTCCAACTCTATCTAAGAATCTGATTTCTCACGATGGATCTCCATCGACTGATCTAAAAATATTAAGTGATCACATGGAATCTGGCTTTTCAACTGAAGACAAATTAATGTCATGGATTTCAAAAAGCATAAATAAATAAAATGGAAGGTTTTAAAGTAGTATTAGCATTTATAGCGGCATTAATATCATGGGTATTAAATCAATTCATAATATCGATACTTGCTTGGTTAGCCTATAAGCTATTTGTAATAAGCTTGATTGGAATAGAGATCAGCCTAGTTAACTGGTTCGGCATAATCTTAATATCTTCTTGTATTCTACCATCAGGTAGAATTATTAAACATAAACCTAATAAACCAGAAAGTAAAGAAGATAAATTCAATATTTATGGTAGAGGATAAGGAACTAAAAAGACATATAACCTACTTAAAGATGGCCAGCGAATGGTCATCTAATTCTTGTTGTAAAAGAAAAAAAGTAGGAGCTCTTATCGTAAAAGGTAACATGATTATATCAGATGGATATAATGGGACACCTAGCGGATTTCCGAATGATTGTGAGGACATGAACGGAGATACTCAATGGTATGTATTACATGCTGAGGCAAATGCAATTACAAAGCTGGCCAAATCTACCCAAGATTCTAATGGATCTACTTTATATCTTACTCTTTCTCCATGTAGGGACTGTAGTAAGCTAATAATTCAATCTGGCATAAAGAGAGTAATATACAAAGAAGAATATAGAGACCTTGACGGTCTAAAAATACTAAAGGAGGCAGGAGTGTCCCTCCTAAAGCTAGATTATGGAGGAAACTAATAGAGAGCTAAATGTTGTATTTATAAGAGAATTTAGAAGCTTTACCTCAATTTATTCCAAAAAAGGTAAGGAGGACTATATTTTGAACGTGAACAAGATCATCAAGGATAAGTTTAATTCAAAGTTTATTGTTCCCAATAAGGTCCAATCGTTTCTTATAAATTACGAGATTAAGAAGCTCTTAGATAAGGCAATATACATAAAGAATGAGAAATATAAGAATATCATATATCTCAATTCTAATATCTCTATTAGCACTATTAGAAACGCCATTCACTTCATAGATAATGAATATTATCCAATAGCGTTTAATTACGAATTAATTGAGCCAAAGGAATTTGATGGCGATGGATTAGATATGGTGGAAGGTCTTAGTATAACCAGACTAGATTAAGAGTTCATAATGAAGCTCTTAAAGCTCTGACACTTTCCTTCATCTACTCTAGATTCTCCAATCTCTACCATTCCTATACCAACATTGTTATAAGGATCTGGATAGTTATAAGGATTCTTTCCAGCTTCTTGCTTGTGAACTAGATCTCCCCCCATTGCTTTATAAGTTGGATTAAAAACCTGATTTCCAAAAGCCTCGTCTCTTTTAACAACTCTTTGGAAGTCTTGTAATTTTCTGTCCTTATTCACAAACTTACCTTTTCCATCCTTTAAGGGCTCAGCTGAACTGGGTCCACCGAATGCTGGCTTCTTAAGATTCATATAATCGTCGAAGTTGTGAACGTCTTTTCTATGTACATTAAACATTTCCATTTCTTCTAAAGATTATTTTAAACTTCTATTTGTCCAACTCTGGTTTCTCTGTAAGTATCAGCAGTGAAGGTAGCATCGATTTGGTAAATACCATCTCCAGTGTAATCTAAATTCATAGCAGGTAGTGGCTCTTTCAAGAAAGCTGGAGAGAATCTATATTCTCTGAAAATATCACCAGCTTTATTGAAGATTCCTAAATAGATCTCTCCAACATAGTCTCTCTTAAGACCTTGTCTACCAGTTAAAGGATCATATATAAGATCTCCCCAACCTCTTAATGTATTATAGACATACATATTATTCTCATCATTTAAGTTGACTTCAAAGGTAACCTTTAAGTTGTCTACTAAAGTATTGTTAGGAGTTGCCTTAGCATACGCCCTTTTAGCAAACTTATATGATTGAGTAGTGGTTCCGCTTGTTAAGAACTCAGGAAGTCCTGAAACTTTAAGAACTTGCTCTACGAGTAAGTCTACATTTTCTGTGATAGCAGCAGGTGGAGTAATAATAAGCTCGAACTGGTTTAAGAAAACCGGCTCATAATATCCTGTTGCTGCTTGTGAATTATCCCAATGTGGTAATCCTGCCATTTTAATTAGATTATTTTAATTATTTATTTGCTCGTTGTCTAAACTTTCATCAGAATCTAATTCTTCACCTCTAGAAAATATGTTTTCTATATTAGCCGTAACGTGACTTGAGAGATTATTAGATCTTCTTGAGAATGTTTCAACATCTACCCTATCTCCACTAAACGATATCGATACAGAAGGAATTATAGTCTGGAAAATTTGATCCCATTTATTTTCTATCTGATCGTATTCCATAATCTTCGATATTGTAGGATTAGAACTCATGTTTAGATCTTGATTTACGCCATTTCCATTAACGTTGACATTGAATGATTCCCAGCTTTTAACTGGTTTACCATCCATTTGATCTACTAGACCTGTTGATATTTTCATAACAATCGACGGAGACCCAGAATCTATTCCGGATGATGATACTTCTCTTAGTACGACATGATCGGTCGTAAAACTAATATCAAATTCAGTTCCATCAAAATACTTGTGAGTTACTTCGTTTTCGTTACTAGAATTATCATTAAGCTCTGCTGAATACTCAGGACTAAGTATTCTCTTGATCGCCTTAGACGCTAGATCAAATTTTCTCTTAAGTATATTTACTTCTGAAAGTATATAATAAACAGAAGAGGCTTCTCCACTCTTGTAATTCAAGTCAGGAAAAACCTCTACTGTGTGTAATCTGGTCTTTATGTTGTTTTGGTCGAATACGGTATTACCGTCCTTTATCTTCCATGAGATATCATGACTTAATACGGCTTGGAAGATTACTCCTCCATCCTTTGCACTAGTTTCCTCGAAATATCCTTCATATATCTCATTATACATTCGGCGATATCAATCTTTTTTCTTTTCTAGATTATCTCGAGTTCTAGTGTAATTCTTCCAAAGTTCGTTGTAAATATTGCAAGATGCTCCAAGAAAGTTTATGATTCCAACAAATTTTTGCTTCTTCTCTCCATCCATTCTGGCAACCTTTGATCCAATCTTCTTTGCATCATTAACGGTTAGCTCTTCGGAAGGCTTCTTTCCAACGAGCTTCTTAAGATCGCCCTTCTTTTCAAGAAGAGCAAAATCCTTGAAACTTTCGATTGCTCTTGACATAGGGAATCTAATTATTTTCCTTTAGCAGCGCTCTTCTTTTTAACGTTACTTAAGTGTTGCTTAGTAAAACGATCAATGTGAGGAGTTCCTTTTCCTTTAATAGGATCAGCAGCTAAGTCTTGGCTTACTTTAGATCCAGTCTTAGCGTCTTTATTTGCAACATTACCTTTTCCGCTATAGCCTTTGCTAGCATTTTTAAATACTGACATAAACTGATTGTAGTTCATCACAGGGTTCTTCATCTGAATTAGATTTTTTATTATTTATCTTTACTTTGGCTACTTTTTTTAGTATTTTTAATAGAGTAGATAATCAATTGAATTAACATGAAATTACACGATGTACCTAGAAATTCATATGTTAGAATATCAGACGAGGAAGTAAGAGTCCCTCCGGCTGCACCTGACGTCAAGAATGAAGAACTCATATTCTTCGATCATATCGATGGGATGTATTCCTTCTGTATAAAAGTTGATCCAGAGACCCTTAGTTTTGGAGAAGTATGTCATATTGCCGCCTGGACTGAAGTGAGTATCGTAGAGCTTGACGAACTATTTACATTTGAGCAGATTCGTCAAAAGATTGGTCGAAGTGGATATGGAAAGGACGGAACTGGAGAATATCGAGAAGCGAGTCTAGAAAATATGAGTGATGGTTGGGTTGAAGGGGCAATTGACTTTGTTCCTCAGGATCATCCACACTTGAAATATTACATTCAAGAACTAGAATATCGTAAGAAGAATAATATATCAATACCGGATACAGATGCCTGAATTAGCAGAAGTTAAATTAATGACAGAGTTTTTTAACTCTAAAGCCGAATCTAAAAGATTTAGAGCAGTTCATAAATCTCCAGAAAGTAAAGTGTCTACTGATCTATCCCTCACTCCCACGGATGTTGAGGGATTCACAGTTAGCGCCAAATCTAGAGGTAAAGAATCTATAGTATATCTGACTGGGGTTAAATCTGGTGAAATCAGGAAGCTTAAAGTAACGTTTGGAATGAGTGGACATTGGAGAAGTGTTAGCCATGCTACTCAGATCCCAGATCATTCCCATCTAATGTTTGAGGCATTTGATGGTAGTATAATGTGTCTAGTAGACGTTAGACGTTTTGCTAAATGGAGCTGGGTTGAAGACTGGTCTCAAAATAGGGGCCCAGATCCAGTGTTTGAACACGACGAATTTGTAAAAAATCTCGTTTCAAATAGACATAAGAAGGTATTCAAAAAACCAATATGTGAAATGCTAATGGATCAAAAGTATTTTAATGGTATTGGAAATTACCTAAGAGCTGAGATTCTGTATAGAGCAAAGATGGATCCTTGGAAATCTGCACATGACGCAATTAAAGACGGAAAGATGCTTGCTCTATGTCGAATGGTTCCACTAGAAGCATATAAAATCGGTGGAGGCTCGATTAAGGATTGGAAGAATCCATATGGAGATCAAAAGATCACGATGGACCAGTGGATGCAGTGTTATGGAAAAAAGAAGAGCACAATTGATAAAACTGGTCGTACCCTATGGTATAGTGACGAATACTTAACATAAACCAGTACTCACTTTTTCAGTAAAATATAAAGAGGGCCTCAATTAGGCCCTTTTTAATTGAATTACTTACGAATTTACTATATATGAATAATTTAAATATCAATTGGGTTTTTGATGTCGACGGAACACTTACTCCTAGTCGACTTAGGATAAAACCAGAATTTGAAGAATTCTTTCTAAACTGGATGAAAGATAAAAAGGTATACCTAGTCACTGGAAGCGATGCTGATAAGACCAAAGAACAGGTAGGCGAAAAAATCTGGAAGGGAGTAACTAAAGCATTTCAATCATGTGGAAATCAAATCTATAAGAACGGAATCATTGAATTTGAAAATCCATGGGTTCCTAGCTCGGAACTAATAGATTATCTTAATCAACTGTTAAAATTAAGCCAATGTCCAGAAAAAACATCCAATCATATTGAATCTAGAGTAGGACTCTTAAATTTTTCTCCAGTTGGAAGAAACTGCAATCAAGATCAGAGAGAATCTTATAATGAGTGGGATAATGATTCTAGAGAAAGATTAAAATTTGCAAAACTAATAGAGGAATCTTTTCCAGACTTAGAAGCCTCAGTTGGAGGACAAATAAGCATAGATATTCACCCAAGAGGGGCTAATAAATCTCAAGTGAGGGATTTAATTCAAGGTCCAATATGGTTTTTTGGTGATAAAACAGGACCGGGAGGAAACGATAGACCTCTAGCGGATGCTCTGTATGAAAGCGATAGACTATTCCCGGTAAATAACCCTGAAGATACTCACCAACTACTTAAGAAGCTTTGAAGAGAATAAAACTAAGATACGACCCTAGACCTCAGCAGATTGAGATGCTTGATTTCGTAAAGAAATCAATTGAATCAGATAAAAAGTTTATGTTGATCGATGCTCCAACGGGCGTTGGAAAATCCTATGCAGCTATGATGATATCTGACTGGTACATTAGGGAGATAAATCCAGACGCTAAGATCGATGTTATAACTAACAGTAAAATTTTACAAGATCAGTACACTAAGGATTTTGAATTCATATCTTCAGTTAAAGGAAGCAATTCATATTGGTGTAAATCAAATTACATGCCATGTGGAGAATCCAAGGCTCTAAATAAAGTAAAAGGAAAACGATGCAAGTCGTGTCCGCACTCAATTGCCCAGGCCTCCTTTCTAAATAATCGAGTTGGTCTGACTAACTTTCATCTAATTACCGCATACTCAATGTATAGCCCTGAGATTCTGCAGGATCGAGGTGCCAGGTTGCTAATTGTTGATGAAGCTCATTCTTTTGAAGAAACTTTTTGTGATTTCATATCCTCAGTTTTTTCACAGAGATCTTTAAACAATCTTGGCATATGGGAGGATTATATGGCGCAAGATCTAGATGAAATATCTAATATATCTCAGCTTTCTGATTACGTAAAAACAGTCATAATTCCTAAAGTATCAAATGAAGTGGTTAAACTCCTAGATGAAGCTGGTGAAACTAGATCCAAGAAAAAAAGATCGGAGCTTGCAAAGAAAGCCGACGTTTGCGATAAATCAATGTGTAAATATCATAGATTTATAAATGATCGTAAAAACTACAAGAATAATTGGATATTCGAAAAAGATTTAGATCATAATGGAGAGGCAAAAATATCAGTTGAACCAATTTGGGCAAGTCAATATCTAAAGGACATTTTTTGGAATAGATACGACCACGTAATTCTTATGTCTGGGACAATACTAGATCCAGAGATGATGAGTAAAATGTTAGGTATTGAAGAAGAATCTAGAGACTATTTAGCCCTACCGTGTCCTTTTCCAAAGGAGAATCGACCTGTGATCTACGCCAAATTCGGTAAAATGTCGTACTATGAAAAGGCTGAGACTTTTAAGACCGCAGTCCCTGTGATCGAAAGAATATTAAATAAAAATGCTGAACACAAAGGAATAATACACAGTGGAAATTACGGATTTAGCAAGTGGATCTTGAAGTCAATAGAAAGCGAAAGGCTTCTTGTTCATGATTCATCAACTAGGGAACAAATGCTACGGCATCACCTGAAATCTGAATTAGAAACCGTACTAGTTTCTCCATCAATGATAAATGGAGTAGATCTCAAGGATGAACTTTCTAGATTTCAAATAATACTGAAAGTTCCTTTTCCAAACCTAATGAGCAGCAAAGTAAAGAAGAGACTTGAAACTAATCCGGACTGGTATAATTGGAAAACCTTAGTTGATATACTTCAATCATATGGTAGATCAATTAGAAGTAAACATGATTGGGCCGAGACTTATATTCTAGACGAATGCTTTGATCAAATAATTAGAAATGGAATTCCAGATTATTTCAAGGAAGCCTTAAAGATAAAAAAAATAAAGTGAATTTGAATCCTATTAAAAAACAACAGTATATTATTAGCATATGAGAATATTTGAAGACCAATATTTAAGCACAGTCATCATATTATTTACTCAATTTGTGTTCATTTACCTGAGGACAATCAATGTTATATACACAGCAGAACGAAGAATAGTTCCAGCAATTATAACAGGAAATGGAATAGGACTAGCATGGCTGGTTTCCATATCTATCGGAGCAAATTCGATGATAAACGGAGAAGTTATACCGATTATAGCATATTTGATCGGAGGATCCGTTGGAACATATATTGGTATCAAAGGAGAAAAAAAGAAGCACGATGGCAAAAAGTAAGATTGAAGAGAAATATCAAAAATTAACTGATAGGGAACATGTTCTACATCGACCTTATATGTATGTAGGATCAACTGAACCTCATAGTGGAGAGCATCACCTATTTGATGGAGAGAAGGTCACATTAGAATCAGTTGTATACAATCCTGCCTTCCTAAAGATATTTGATGAGATCTTATCTAATTCAGTTGATGAGCATAGAAAGAATTCTAATTTAAATGAGATCAGAGTAACATTTAACTTGGATTCTGGAGAAATAAAGGTATGGGATAACGGAGGTATTCCCGTTAAGAAACATCCAACTCACAAAGAATGGGTTCCGGAAATGATATTCTCAAATCTTAAAGCTGGTAGTAGTTTTGATGATTCAAAGGATCGAAATACCGCAGGGACAAATGGAGTTGGTGCAACTCTAACTAATATATTTTCAACTGAGTTTGTTGTTAAAACATGCGACGGTACTAATAAATTTGAGCAGACGTTTACCGATAATATGGCTAAAAGAACCAGACCTAAAATCGGCAAAGGTTCTCGTGGATTCACTGAAATATCCTATGTAACTGATCTTCCAAGATTCCAAATGAAGGTTATTGATGAAAATAGTTACAAAATACTGTATAAAAGATGTCTTGATGCTGCTGCTTGTAATCCAAAGTTGAAGATCAAGGTTATTACAATAAAAGACGGAAAAACAGTCAATAATGAGATCAAATTTAGAAGATTTGAAGAATACATCAAGCTTTACGTAGAAGACAGTGAGTATTTCTATGAAGAGTCAAAGGATTGGAGAATAGGCTTTGCTAAATCAGTGGACGGATTTACAAATGTCAGCTTTGTCAATTCAGTTCACACAAAGGACGGTGGCACTCACGTTGACTATGTAACGAATCAGTTAATTTCTCACCTAAGAGAAATGATAAAGAAGAAGCACAGAGTTGATGTAAAGCCGAATGAGATAAGAAATCACTTGTATATCTTCATCGATTGCATGATAGTAAATCCTGCCTTCTCTTCTCAAACCAAGGAAAAACTTATCACTGAACCGAGTAAGTTTAAGACTAAACATGACGTAACTGAGAAAATAGCAAGACAGATATTTAAGTCTGAAATAATTCAATCAGTACTAGATTGGGTTGAAAAGAAACAGCTTGCTGAGGAGCGAGCAGAGCTTCGAAAGCTCAACCGAGATCTCGCTCGAGGAAGAGTAGATAAATTAATAGACGCCCAAAAGAAAACAGATCGAGGCAAATGCATTCTTGGTATATACGAAGGAATGTCCGCGCTTTCCGCTGTTAGAAAATTCAGAGATACTCAAATCATGGGAGCATATCCTCTTAAGGGTAAATTCATAAATGTCCATGAGCTTCCAAATTCCAAAGTAATAAAGAATTCTGAAGTTGTCGGACTCATGGGTTCGATTGGATTAAAGTTAGGAGAGTCTCCAGATGATCTTAGATATGGTAAAGTTTATATATACACCGATGCTGATCCTGATGGAAATTCTATCGCTGCCCAGTTAATTAACTTCTTTGCTAAGTATTGGCCGGAGCTATTTGACATGGGTGTAATATACAAGGTGATGACGCCTCTAGTTGTTGTAAAAAGAGGTAAGACAATAAACAACTTCTATACAAATCAAGAATTTGAAAAATGGCTTAATAAGGCAAGTGTTAAACCTTCTCAATGGAACATTGAATATAAAAAAGGTTTAGCTGCCCTTGAGGACGATGAGTATGAAGAGATTATAAAAAACCCTAAGACAGTTCAACTAAAACTTGACAAGGAATCCAAAGATTCTCTAGAGGCATGGTTTGGATCCGATTCTCAACCTAGAAAAGATAAACTTTTAGAAAATGAGTAGTCCTATATCTGGAATAGAAGATATCATATACTTAAAATACACCAGCGGGAATGTATTTGAATGGGGAGGCAGTGAAATTAGTAAGCACTACTCCCGATTTAGTAAATCTTGGAAATGTGTAACATATGATAAAGAGTTGTTTGATGATATTAGGAACTCATCGAACAACATTGATATAATTTTAAAGGAGCCAAATTTTAAGTATTCTAAGTTTGAACCCGCTCTGTCTGGACAATTTATTGACTACGTTAATTCAATTAATAGTTCTCAAGATAAGTATGACTCTATAATAATTCACGGCAGGGATAGGCTAAATTGTGCAAAAGAGGCAGTTAAGCATCTATCAGAAGATGGAGTAATTATAGTATACGATTTCTGGAATAGATTAAGGTATCATCGACTACTTGAGGATTTTGATGTCGTTGATGGATTTAACGATGGCAGATCGTCACACACGGTAGTAGTCCTTAAACCTAAAGCTACCAGAAAGAAAATATTGATATATACAGGATACTCATCGAGGCCTTGGAATAGTGGATCAATATATGAATCTGCCATTGGTGGATCTGAATTAGCAACAGTCAGAGTATCTAAAGAGCTTGTCAAAATCGGGTATGACGTAGTTGTATCAGGCTATGTTAAAAACGGAGTTGGAGAAGACGGAGTGAGATACCTGCAGTCAGGTGATCAGCTACAGGAATATTTAGATCGAAATAAACTTGATGTAATAATAGTATCAAGATATTTACATTTTGTATCTCAATATAGTTTTAACTCAGATCAGCTACATCTTCTATTGCATGATCTAGTTCATCTTCCTTGGGGAATAAATAAAAGCGCTCCACAGACTTGGGAAACTCAATCTAAATATTCTGATATAATCCACTTAAATCATGTAAAATCTGGAAAGTTTGATGGAATAATATGTTTAACTGACTGGCACCGTAGAAACTACGAGGCAGTATTCCCATATACTAGAGGAAAAATATATGTCTGGGGAAATGCAATTAATCCAGAATCATTCAATGAATCTTCTTCTAATAAGATTAAAAATTCGTTTATATGGGTATCTAGAGCAGTTAGAGGACTTGGAAGGTTACTTGATATGTGGCCAGAAATCAAGCAAAGGATACCTGATGCTACGTTAAATGTGTATACATATAATACTCAGGGAGAGGGAGAAGTAATATCACGCTGTAAAAAGCTAGACGGCGTCACTCACCATGGCGGTGTTCCACAAAGCGTCCTGTTAGATCGAATCCAAGAAACTGAGTATTGGTTTTACCCAACTAATTTTTCAGAAACGTATTGTATTACTGCTCTTGAGATGCAATATAGCAGAGTTACGTGCGTATGCACTAGACTCGCAGCTCTCACTAACACTGTTGATGACCGGGGAGTACTTTTTGATATTCCTTCGTCTGGATATGAGTCTGATGAATACAAAAAAGAAGCTCTTGACGCATTCTTCTCCGTATATGAAAACCAAGAAAATCGAAATGCCTTATTAGATAAAGCCTATGAATGGGCAACAGAACAGACCTGGTCAAATAGAGCATTAGAACTAGATCACTATTTTAAATCAATTGCAAAAAATAAGTATAATTCCAAATGGAAAGACTAGATAAAATGACATTTGAAAGTGTATCTACTAAGAACAAGCTCAGTCTCATATTTGACACAGGATCTGAGCAGGTAATAATTCAAAGCGTAGGTTTCATAGACCGAATGGAACACTATAGTTGGAGTGAATTGCACGTAAATGAAGGCGGAGGTTACTGGACTAGTAAAATGTTGTCGGCAGAAGAACTTAAGGATACATTGAACGGGTTCATGAATTACTATCAACTTTCCCAAGAAAATTACGAAGCCGTTGAACTATTCTTTAAATAATATGAAAGTAATTATCGCAGGAGGAAGAGATTTTAAGGACTACGATCTTTTAAAAAAGATATGTAATCACATGCTGTCTCAGTCTAAAGAAGTTGAGATAGTTAGCGGATGTGCTAAGGGAGCCGATTCTCTAGGAGAACAATATGCGATTGACATGGGTTACAGGTGCTCTAAATTTCCAGCAGATTGGGAGAAATACGGAAGAGCAGCTGGTTTCAAAAGGAATAGCGAAATGGCGAACTATTCAGATTGTCTGATTGCCTTTTGGGATGGATCGAGCAAGGGAACTCAGCACATGATAAATCAAGCTAAAAAGAAAAATCTTCAAGTAAAGGTAGTAAACTATGGTTGAACAAATCAAGATTCTTAGAAAACTGCAAGAATGGGTCGATTCAGAGTTGAAGCTTGAGGGAAGGGAGAACGATACAATAAGTAAAAAAATAGAGGAAATCATACAACAGATCTGGGACCCAGACCATGCTCTAGACCTAGTCATGAATGATATGATTGAAGACATACTGGAGGAAGATCCTAATTTTATGAATCCAAATCAGGATAAATCTAAGATGGTCTTCTTGATTGATATTGACGGAACTATTTGCGACGATATCAAAAACGAAGAGAGTCATCTTTATCCTTCTGCAAAACCTATTATAGGCTCTCGTGATATAATAAACAAATGGTATGATGAAGGTCATACTGTTACCTTCTTTACAGCCAGGGAAAGCAAGGATCGTCTTGTGACCTTAAGTTGGTTATACGAAAACGGATTTAAATTTCATGGCCTAGTTATGGATAAGCCAAGAATTAAAGAAGGAGAGGAATATTGTTGGATTGATAATAGGAAAGTAAGAGCAGTAACGTATCTTGGAACTTGGAGTGAACTTACTGAGGTCGATACGAAAATAAAAGTATTTAAGGAATGAGTAAAACAACAATTACTGAATATTTAGATAACGACTATAAGGAATATGCTAAATACGTCGTTGAAAACAGAGCAATACCATCTGTTATTGATGGTCTTAAGCCAACTCAAAGAAAGGTAGTATTCATAGCAGATAAGGTCTGGAAGAACGGAAGTGAAAAGCCATATAAAGTATTTCAGCTAACCGGAAAGATAGCAGCAGATGCTCACTATCATCATGGAGATGGGTCTTTAAATAGTGCCATAATTGGCATGGCCCAAGATTTTAAGAATTCAATGCCCCTATTGGAAGGCATCGGCCAGTTTGGATCTCTTAGATCACCTGATGCCGGTGCTCCTAGATATGTATCAACTAGGCTACATCCTAACTTTAGATTACTATATAAGGACTTTGAATTACTCAGTCCTAGGATGGAAGAGGGATCACTGATTGAACCCGAATACTTTCTGCCAATAATCCCAACAGTCCTGCTCAATGGTTCATCAGGAATTGCCGTAGGGTTTGCTACTAACATATTGAATAGAAAACCAATTGATCTAATTGAATGTTGTCTAAAGGAATTATCAGGAAGAAAGTACGACGATCCAGCTCCTTGGATAAATGGATTTAAGGGAACTTGCAACAAAATAGAGGACTCAGACAATTCATGGATCTTTAGAGGAATTTACGATGTTAAAAATACTACAACAATTAATATAACTGAGATTCCTCCATCTATTACTTATGAAAAGTACGACAATCATCTAAACAGATTGGAAGACGAGAAAAGAATCTCAAGTTATGATAATAACTGTAAATCTGACATCAATTACACCATAAAAATTAGCCGCTCGGATTTATCTGGTCTTCAAAAAACTGGCCGATTAGATAGATTCTTGAAGATGGAAGAGAGACAATCTGAGAATTTCACGGTTCTTGATGAGTTTGGTAAGCTTAAGATATTCAATAACGCAACTGAAATCATTAAATACTTCGTAAGCTTCAGACTTAAATACTATCAAAAGAGAAAAGATTATCTAATTAATAAGATATCTGATGAATTAAGCGTTCTTTCAAATAAGGCTAGATTCATCAAGGCCATAATCGACGGAAAACTTAAGATCAACAACGTTCCAAAAAGTCAGATCGTTTCCTATCTTGATAAAAATAAATTTGATCAGATCAACGGCTCATATAGCTACCTTCTTTCGATGCCAATACATACCTTAACTAGAGAAAAATACGAGGAGTTACTATCACAGGAGGCTGAAAAAAAGAAGGAATTAGATCAAGTTAAAAAGTCAGATCCAAAGGAAATGTACAGAAAAGATCTGAATGATCTTAAGAAGGTTTTAAGGTAAATAAAACCCAGTTTGGCCTGGATTGTATAATATTGTTCATCTATAAATATCAGCTCAAATAAATCTAATATCGGAAAATGTATAATAATTGCTGCACCTTCAGGCGCTGGTAAAACTACAATAGTTAACTATCTAAAGAGCGAGATCCCAAGTCTCGCTCTTTCTGTTTCAATAACAACTAGATCCCCTAGATCAGGAGAAATTGATGGAGATCACTATAGCTTCGTCACGGTTGAAAGGTTTAAAGAGTATATAGAATCCAATCTCCTCCTAGAGTGGGAAGAGGTGTATCCTGGTCAATTCTACGGGACCCTTAAATCTGAAATAGATAGAATATGGTCCCAGGGTAAAAGTGTTATATTTGACATGGACGCCGATGGTGGAATTAATCTAAAAAAAGAGTTCGGAGCAGAGGCCCTAACTATATTTCTATCTCCTCCTTCTATTAAAGTGCTTGAAGATAGATTAATATCTAGGGGAACTGAAACTAAAGAATCTATCTTGAAAAGAATTCACAAGGCAGAATCGGAAATCAAGAAGTCTGAGCATTATGACATTGTAGCAGTTAACAAACATCTAGAAGAAACACAGGCTTATATTCTCAATCATGTAGAAAATTTTATAAAAGGTAAACTTTAAATTCTTGAAGTTATTAAGTATATTATTTACGTAAGAATATAAATTAATACAAGGAATCATGAATGATTATTTAACTACCGTTTACCGGAACCTCAATGAAGCTGAGGCATCATTGAAGAATGAACTGGAGAAGATCTCAGATGCTAAACTTGCAATTGAGAGTATTCTATCACCTAAGTCTAAAAAGTTGACTAGAGTGTCCCGAGGCAAGATGGGAAGAACACCTCTAGATCAAGCTATGCAGACTAAGACTCGAATCATGGATTATATCGGATCCTCTAATAATGGAGCATCTGTAAAGTCGATCCAAAAGAACGTTAAGAAGCCAGATGGAAAGCCCTATGCTATTAACTCAATTCGAACTTATATGAGCGAATTGACCAAGATGGATCAAGTCCAAAGAATGAAAGGGAGTCGCCTATATCAATTGATGAAATAATTGATACTTAAAGCAGAAGCAAAAAAAAGGAGATCCTTTCGGATCTCCTTTCTGTTTATCTAGAGATTATTATCTACTAAATATTAAGAGTTTGAAGGTGCAACACCACCAGTAAGAACTCCTAGGTCTCCAGAAACTTCCATACTTACGTATTGAGTTTCAGGGTGCCATCCAGCCTCAGTGATAGCGTAACGTGACTTCATTCCGATCTTCGGAGAGAAGGTACCTTCAGCAATAGTCTGTAGAGACTCAGCCATGATGTAAGGCATGAATTTAACTCCAGGCTCTTCATCAGCACCTTTTCTACCTATAGTGATACGAGTATCACCGAAAGATAGGTTAGGATCAACGTAAACTTGTACACCGTAAACTTTACCAGCAGGGTAAAGGTTACCTGCAACTCCAGCCATATCGGTTGGAACTTGAGCGATTGAGTAACCAGCAACGTCAGCTAGAGCAGATGCTACTCTACCGTTAGTTACCAAGAATGTACCAGCTCCGAATCTACCTCTGTGGTAGATCAAGTTAGATAATTCAAGAATCTTAGTTACTAATCTTCTTTGCAATGTAGAAGTGTTTTCGAATCCACCAGTACCTGCAGTAAGATCAAGTGTGGTAATACCAGTACCTTCAACTAGAGCAACCTCATCAGTGTGAGTGTCAGCTAATTGGAAGATTCTGTCTACTAATCTCTTGTTGATTGTTTGAGCAAGATCGTTAACTGCAACGTTCTCTAACATAGAGATTACGTCGTAGTTCCAAACTCTGTTAAGATCTTGGATCTGCTCAACAGTCGCAGAGATAGCAACTTGATCAGTCTCAGCTTCGATGAATTTAGTGAACATTCTAAGACCCATTTGACGGAACTTAGATAACTCACCAGATTCTCTACGCATTGAACCAGGTACATCACCAGTATCTGGAAGGTAAGGACCATTGAATGCTGTAGTAGCATAATCGTCATCAGAAGTTCCAGAGAAACCAGAGATGTGGTTTTCTAAAGCAGAAACTAACTGAACGTTTGCCGCAACAACAGCGTGAGCGCCTGAAAGAGAACCAGCACCGATGGCGGTGATATTACCAGTCAAGTCATTCGCAACTGAAGTAGTAGCGTCGTCAGTAACTACTTTTAAGATTAGGTTACCGTCTACACGAGAGAAACCTACGAAGTGGTAAGTAGCATTAGCAGCTGAGTGCGTAATTGCGTTACCAGGTACTAGAGTACCTCCAGCTAAGTCAGTCTCAGTACAGCCTTCGATCTTAACCAAGTATGGTTCGAATTCTTTGTCTGTACGACCACCAGTGTATAGGTAATCTAAGTAAGGAAGGAATCCTACAGGAGAATCCATAGGTACAACAGGAACTAGGTCGAAACCGATAGTCTTAGCTGCAACTTGGATCGCAACAGGAAGCAATGAAGGGAATTTATCCCCTGATCCTGAATCCGAGTAAGAACCTTTTACACCAGCACTGAATGGAGTCATAGACGCATCCGGTGCGGCAGGATTGCCCATTCCAGGAAGAGCGCCAGGAGTTTGTAGGAACTGACCAGGTGCAGCTTCGAATAGAGGCGTGCTATTATCGAAAATAGCGTGATTGTGTGCATATTCAGCCAACCAAGGTGTCTTTTCCATGTCTGCTCCGTAACCTTCTAAGATAGGCTTCCAGGTGTTTGTCAAGCGATTATCGCCTGAACGTCTGAAAATTTTAGTACGTGCCATTTTGAAAAATGATTTTTTTTTATTTGCGATACTCTGCTCCACGCATTAAAGTATCTAGGTAATTAGAGGTATAACCTCTCTGATGCTCAACTATCCGATCTACGGATATCATACCTTCTGTACCTTGGCTTTCGTTAAGCTTCTGTAATTTATTATTGTTTCTTTCGATTTCAACTCTTTCGCTAATTCCTCTAAGATCTTGCTCATCCCAGAATGCTTTCACCTGGTATGGAGTATTTAGAGTGTATAACTGAGATTTAGCGTGAATCATGTTCTTTTCACCCTCGTTCATCTTTTCCCAGGTAGCTTTATACTCATCTGGCATAAACTTCAAGTGATTAGGAACGTTCTTAGTTCTTTCGTTAACTACTGATTCCATGATCGCTAATACGTCAGACTCATTGAACCAAACTGCGGCTCCAAGAGTTTCAACGATTGATTGCTTAGTTTTAGAATCAAGTTTGTAGAACTTATCCTTGTTAGATTCGTTCATAACCTTTAAGAAAGGATACTTGCTTTCTAAAACATTTTTAGAAGAAGTAGAAGTAACATTAGCGATAACTTCATCAACCTTTCCGATTAAAGCATCAACTGAAGCAGATTCATTCAACTTCTTAACTCCACCTAGAACGTTTCTCTTAGAAACATCTAGTCCTTCGTTAAGCTGCTCTGCTAGATACTCAGTGTAACCGATTCCTTGTGCAGCTCTTTCAGCGATGTATGAAGCATAATCTCTGTTAGCGTTGATATTCTCAGCTAAGTATTCAGAGAATTCTAATCCTTTGTTAGCTCCTTCAGCAACATATTCAGTATACTGAATTCCTTTATCCAGCTCTTCAGCTAGATAGTTTTGATAGTTAATAGAGTTATTAAGTCCTTCTTTGATATACTCAGAGTAATTAATAGACTCGTTTAATTTTTCAGCGATGTAATCCTGATGCTTGATGCTTGTTTCTAATTTTTCACCAACGTAGTTTGCGTACTCGATAGCGTTGTTAGTAGTTTCAGCAACATGCTCGGTATAATTAACTGATTTGTTAACCATTTCAGATAAGTAATCCGCGTAGTTAACAACTCCCTCAAGATTCTCAGCTAGATAATTGACAAATCCAACCAACTTAGAAAGATCAACCTCAGATCCTTGAACCTGAGAGTTTTCAAACATCTTCTTCTGAGTTTTCATCTCAGATTTGATGCTGTTAATTTGTTCTTTAACGAGATTCGAATATCTGTTCATTGAATCCGCTGTTACAAAATTCTCGGTCATTGTATTTGTATTTTTTTGTTTTTGCATAGAATCTTCAAAAACGGATTCTATAGAGTTATTTATTTTATAAATTGATACATTTTCACCAAATCTTAAACTCTCTGAAATATCTTCAAGATTGTTTTTCTTGATAAACGACTCTTGTTTAAGATGATCGTAGCTCTCAGTTAACATACTAAAGTTGTTTTGCAGAGATTCGCTGATAGCTTCCTTAAGAATTGCTTCAGTAAAACCTGGTTCTCCAACAAGATCGTAAGTAAAGATCTTATGAAGCTTTACCTTACCTTCGTTTAATACTTGACCTGCGGCTCTAGATGAAATTGAAAGATTTACACCGCCCTCTAAAAGAGCTTTTGCAATCTTACCGTTTGGAGTGTTCTCCAAAATTCTAAGCTTGATGTTGATTCTGTTATCTCCGTCATACTCCAATCCTTCGATGATGTGAGATGCACTTTTAAGAGTAACATCAAAGTGTGGCGGATGATCTAAGTCTCCAACCAACTGCTTCTTTGAGATTTTTTCGTTTAAGTAGGAAAGATGAGGAAGATACTCATTCTTCTCGTAAACACGATTATTGTTGTTCTTCTCTCCAAAGACGGCGCATACGCCCTCTAAAATAATTCCGTTACTAGACTTTTCCTTGATTTTCAAGTCTTCTCCAACGTTCTCCACAATTAAAACCATGCCGTCGCCCAGAGAAGAGTTATTTAATGCATTATCCAAGAGTCTTCGATTTTTTATTATTTATATACGAAGACCCTAAAAAAAATGAAAGCGACTATATTATATACTTCTTTAGAATCGAAAGATCTTCTTCTGGAATTTCGGAAAGATCAGGAGTAATAACATTAAATTTGATGGTGTAATTACCAAGTCTCCCGGACTTAGATAGGTATCCTCCTTCCTTAATGTTGAATTTTAAATTATTAATTTTCTTAGGCTGATTTATTTCAGCATCATATGATTTATCGAAGATCGTAGTTATTCTTACCTTCTCTCCCTTAAATAGCACCTTTGATAGAGGAACGTCGACATACTGAATTATGTTTCCATCGTCTAGCTCTACTCCTTCCGGAACTTTGACGTCTATTATGAGATGATATTCACCAGACAGAAGAAGTCTCTCCTGGTCTCCCCATGCATTTACTCTAGTAAACACGTCTTCATTTCCAAGTCCTTCTAACTTTACGTTAATCGAGTACCCAGCTGAGTTCTTCACGATCTCAATCTTCTTCTTTCTTAAATCAACGTGAATGTTTAGAGTCTTTTCCTCGTCGATCTTCTCCATGTCAGTAGTTACTGCACGTCTCATGTAAGATACATTGATTGGCTTTCCTTCCACAAGATCAACTAAGTCTGCCTCTAGGTTCTCGTAAATATTTAGATATTTAGTATCTGGCATTTGCTGGGATCTAGTTGACCCTCTATGATATGACTGTCTGAATCTGTCTCTACCAAAATCTGAATCTCTAGAATTCCATCTAAATTCGTTGTTCACGAAATCATCAAAGTTAAAGGTGCTTGATCTTCTGGACCTGTCGTATTCATCTCTCTTTTCCTTGTTTCCAAGTATCGAATATGCCTCAGCGGCCGCTTTGAATTTTTCTTCTGCCCCAGGACTAGAGTTTTTATCCGGGTGGAATTCATGAGCGATCTTTCGATATGCTTTCTTGATTTCTGAGTCGCTCGCAGATCCAGATATCCCTAATATGTCATAATAATTCTTCAATATAGTAAACTATAGTTATTTAATATTGTATAAAATATTAAAGACTAGGTTTTGAATGTTGGTTAAAAGACTTAATGAATTTCATAATATCCACGAGGGAGAAAAGATAATCGTATGTGGTTGTGGGATGTCCCTATTGGATTTTAAAGAGCATCACTCTAATTACATAACAATAGGGGTTAATGATGTTCCAGCCGCATTCGATCCTACGTATTTGGTGATCACGGATCACCCAGTCAGATTCTCTAAAGTTCGCCAAGATCTTGTGAATAACTCAAAGGTCAAAGCAATGCTAACTTGTGTCAAGGGATGGAGACACGAACGAATGGTTAAGTTTGATCTGGGCAAGAAGGGAATATCAGACCTAGACGATCCAGATAAGGTGGATCACTTCTTAAATTCTCCCTATGCTGCAGTTAATATTGCATATAAGATGGGAGCCAGGAACATAGGATTAATCGGAGTAGATTTCACCGAAGGTCATTTCTATGCTCCGAAAGACGGAAAACACTCTCTTTCTAGATTAGGATACATGAGAGATGTGAATGCTGGCTATTTGATGTTACGTAAGGCTCTTGAAAAGAAAGGTGCAAAGTTATATAACTTAAGCCAAGATAGCAAGGTCGAACATCTTGAAAAAATAACGCTTAATGAATTCGATGAATTATAGAATAGTAATACCGGCGAGGGCCGGATCCAAGGGTTTTCCTAGAAAAAACCTTAAGCTTTTTACTTATACAGCAGGAAGAATACCTGGCGATATGTCAGAAAAAGTCGATGTTTTAACTGATGATCCTGATGTTTCAAAGAAGGCTAAAATCTGGGGATTTAACACGATCGATCGACCTGATTCCGTTTCAAACGACACTGCATCCACCAAGAGCCTAATTGAATGGTACATAGACAATCATCTAAAATCAGATGACATTCTAATCGTCTTGTATCTAACATATCCTGAGCGAACTTGGACAATGGTTGAGCAGGCGATCTCGCTCTTTGAGGAAAAGGGCTCGACTAGTCTATTGTGCAGAAAGGATCCTCCTACTTCTCCGTTTCTAATTCTAAAAGAGGAAGAAGACATGAGAGGATCCCAATTATTCTACCATAATCTATATAGAAGACAGGATTATCCTAAATGCTTTGAGATTAGTCATTTCATATGTATAGTGGATCCTAAAACTATAAATAAACTAAATGACAATCTATACAATACTGACACGATCTTCATGGAAATAGGTGATAGTATAGTAGATGTCGATTACGAAAAAGATTTAGGAAAAATTGATGGATTACATTGATGAATATTGCGCTATAACTGAATATAGACCCGGAGAGTTCCATAGGACTAGAACCTCCGTCTTCTCGTTTATTAAAAACAACAAATGGTTTACTGGGCGAATCATAATACTGTCAACTGATCCAATTTCTCTAACTCCTTTCGAGGAATCTCAAATTCAGCGGATATATCATGATGTTGAATACAGAGTTGTAGACCTAGAATTCCCTAAGGACCTAATAAAAAGAATAAACAAGAAATCCTTAAAACGAAGCGTAATATCTGAGTACTTATATCTGTATGCTCTTAAGATAAAATCTAGGGGAAATATATTCTTCTCAAATTCTGTAATATTCAATAAGGATGTAATTCCATTTATCAACGGTGAATGTGTGACAGCTGCAAGGAAAGCAGGAGTGCTTCCCCAAGGTTCAGGGTTTGATGTAAATTATAAACTCTACTATATACCAGGATCTGAAACATCAGACAATTTGTATAAGCGGGCTGTTAAAATAATGAGTGAAGTTAATGGTCTTCATGATCCTAGCTCAAAATCTCTCATATTTACTTCCTCTTTACTTGAATTTAAGATTGAAGTCAACATAATTGATTTGCATAATCTTGTAGATTCTTCAAGATTTACAAAGTCTCGGTATTCGAACTTTGTAAGATACTCTAAGTCTATTGTGGCTCTTAATATGAACACTCTAGAAAACTCTGAGGCTAATTTGTTCACTAGAATAAATTCTTTTTGGTCTAATCTAAATCGGGAATCACTCGCATATAAACCTATAGAAACCAAGATAAGTAAAAGAGCTGCTGAAGATTTAGAAGTAAAAAAGCAAAAAAGATATACTGATAATCAAAAAATTAGTAAAACCCTCCCCAAGTTTAATAAAAATAGCAGGCTAATTCAGCTCGACATCGATAATCCAGATCTAGAGGTTTCCCAGGATGCTTTGAATTCAAATATTGCCTTGTATACAATATGCAACGACGAATTCATGATCGGTGCTAAAGTAATGATACAATCATTCCTAAAAAATAATACATGGTTTAAAGGAGATATAGTGGTGCTATACAATGGTACATATTCTGGATTATCACATGACAGCATGAACTTGCTGACTTCCATTTATGATAAGATTAAGTTTACAGAGGTAGATGAATCTCCGTATGTCAATCTCATAGATAAATTCAAGAAGACTGGAAGCCCGTCTCAACTCAGATTTATACCTTCTCTATTTACATTTGAAATATTCGAAGAAGTATCTAAATACGATTACCTTCTATATCTAGACTCAGATATGTTAATTAGATCTGATTTATCAGATTTATTTAAGTTTGACCATGAGATGATTGTAACCCCAGACGCTGGAGAATACAGTACTAACACCCCAGTCAGCGATTTTAATGGTGGATTCATGCTCTTAGCGAATAGAATCAGCATCAATAAATACAGAGATCAACTAATATCTCACGCAATGGGAATGCGTAAAATGTCTTTAGCGGATCAAACCATCATGAATTCGTTCTTTACTGGAAATCTACACAGCGCTGGTGTAAACTATAACTGCTTAAAGAGATGCTTTCAGGACCGTAACTTTCATAACTTTAATAGTAATGTTAAAGTGATTCATTATGTTGGAGCAAAGCCCTGGCATTCTAATAAACCTTTATTTGAAACTAAGTTTTCTAAAATAGAATCCTTATGGCAAAGAGAATTATCTAGAATAAATCGAGAAGAGCAACCTAATCTAGGAAAAAAGAGAATAGCTGTATTTTGCCACCTATACTATACAGATTTGTGGGACGAACTTAGAACTCACCTGAAGGACATAGGATTTAAATTTGATCTATATGTTACAATAGGTGCCGATAATTTAGACACTGAAAGAAACATATTAATGACATATCCGAATGCAAAAGTTTATAAGATAGAGAACATTGGAGCTGATTTCGGAGGATTCTTTACATGTCTTAATAATGTCTTTGATCTAGGTCTAAAATACGACTGGGTCCTTAAATTACATGGAAAAAAGAGTAAGCTAATCAATGAGCGTAAGGGAACTACATGGAGACGTAACCTCTACCAATCATTAATAACCCATGCCGATATAAAAATAGAAAATCAAATGGATGATATGTCAATTGGTATGATTGGAGATTCTAGATACATGATGGGAAAAACATCGTTTGATAAAAAGGCAGGAAAAAACATAAACCAGGAAAAAATAGATCATCTAAGAAGAAAATATGACATTAAAGATGATACGCTAAGTTTCTTTGCTGGATCCATGTTCTGGATAAATTTTAATATTCTAGAAAAAACCTTTAAGGATAATAGAATGAATCTAACGGATTTTGAGGTGGGTCACGCTCCAGATGGAACCTTAGCCCACGCTATGGAGAGATTTATAAGTAATGTAGTAAGAGACTCAGGTAAAAGAATAATAACTATATGATTAAGAATATATCAGAACTAAAGGGCATTCACAGAGGATCAGATATATACGTTATAGCATCAGGTCCTTCTATAGATTTTATAGATCCTAACTTCTTTAAAAATAAAATAACAGTAGGAGTAAATCAAGCATTTAAAAAAGTAAAATGTGATTACATAGTTAGGAAAGAAGGATCACAAATACGAGAGTCAATTAGCTCAGGGGCAAAGGTAATATGTTCTAAATGGGACAGCGGAGATATAGGAAAAGGAAAAAACATAAGTAATAGAGACCTAAACCCAGGTATCAGCTTCTATGAGTTTGACCACCTAGATAACCGACATACTAAAATAAACTTCTCAGTTATTGGATCAGATAAGATAATTGTTAGCTATTCCACAATAACATCAGCAATCCACGTTGCTGCCTATCTTGGAGCGTCTAATATAATAATATGTGGGCATGATTGTGGATTAATCAATGGTAACCATACATTTAACGGATATTATTCTAATATTTCGGAAACACCTTGGAAAAACTGGGACGAATATGTAAATTGGCTAAGTGTAATAGAAGAACAAACAATCCAGGTAAAGAATGAGCTGAACAAACATTACAAGTGTAACATATATTCCTTAAACCCGTTCATAAACTATAATTTAGAGGGAAATAAGTTTAGAGGAAAAAACTCAATAAATCTGTAATGAAGATAGTCCTAGCAACTGGTTCAGATGAGCGATATTTAAAAAAGATTCACCCATATTTAAGGTCAATCCATTTAAATTCAAACTTCGATTTAAATTACTTGGTTTATGTAAGCGATTCTCCAGATAAAGTTAATTTGCCATTTAATAGAATAAGAGTTGGTTATTTACCTTTGAAATCTTTTCGAGCACCAAACAGCATTAATTGTGCTCAACATGGAGATTTCTTATATTGTCCAGAATTAGATAGTGACACAAATGATGATGATATAATTATATACACAGACGGCGATATGATTATACAAAGAAGACTAAATAAGAAAGAAATAGAATTTTTAAGAAGTATGAGAGACGGAGACATATACGTCGGGTATAATGCTTCTCCAGATGATACTCTTGCTAATGAATTTAAACGTCTAGGAAAAACTGGTAAATTTCACGAAGAATTCGAGTTGGATTTAGATAAACATAAGGTATATAACACAGGTGTTCTTGCAATGAACAAAAGAACTTGGAAAAAGGTTATGGATATATACTCAGGTTTATATCCAAAAATAGATGAGATGCTAACCCATTATGCAAAACAACAATGGCTTCTATGTTTCATATTCGCCACAAATAATTTTAATATATTTGAAATGCCATATCATATTCATAACCATACTCATTATCCAAGTCCTAGGGGAACTTCACAGGATAAGAGAGGCCAAGTGTTCTACAAGAAAAAACTAGTCCTATTTAAACATAAATGGTAATAAATTAAGAAATTTGAATCCAGTGTTAATTACATCAGTAAAAAATAACTTAGAGGGAAATTCATTCAGTGGAAAAAACAAAATAAATTAAAAATGATAGTTAAACATCAAGATTTTCAAATATTCATACCTGACGAATACACCAATCAGAAGTCTACACAAAGTGAGTATTCTTTAAAAGAGAGACTGGAGCGAGGTATGTGGGAACGTGAAGAAATAGAGCTTCTTTCTAAATATTTAGAAGACAGTGATTCAGTTTTAGAATTAGGCGCGTGTATAGGTTTTCTAGGAATTAGAATAAATGAAAAAATAAAAGGTAATTCACATACCCTTATTGAGGCTAACCCAAACCTCATAGAAGTTATTGAAAGGAATAAAGAGCTTAATTCTAGTACTTTTAAGATTGTGAATTGTATGATAGGGGACCCTTCTAAAGATTCAGGTATATTCAATGTATCCGACTTTATACTAGGTAGTTCTGAATTTATCAAAAATGGTAAAGGCGTTTCAGTGAAAGTTAAATCTCTTTCTGACTTCACTAAAGATCATAATTTTTTAATAATCGATATTGAAGGTGGAGAATATAAACTAATTAGTAAAAACGTAAAAAGTCTTATCAAATTCGATAAATTATTAATTGAATTTCATGAATTTTACGGGTTCACTGGAAAAGACGTTGCAAGATCAATCAAGGCACTTAAAAACTTAGGATTTAACCTAAAAGAAAAGAAAGGACAAGTTTATATGTTTTCTAAAAAATAAAAACAAATAAAGTGATAGCAATAATTCATACTAACAGGAAATCATTGATTCCTCATCTAAATATGTACTTTAAGTCGTATGTATCATCAAATGTTAGGGTTATACGTATAAATTCAGCAGACGATATTAATTCATATAGAAACGATATAATAAATGGAAAAATTGAATATTTTGTTTTTTCGAATGGAACCGATTCAATAGACCAAGACATAAAAGGGAAAATACTGAAAATTAATCCAAATCAGAAGTTAATTTTCTCTGAAAACGGATGGTTGACATGGCAGGATTTTCTATATCTAGATTTTCATGGAATAGGTAATAATAGTGACGTATACACCATGACACATGAAACATTGCCTGATGTTAAAGTTCCATCTAGTCTTAGATCATTTGTTAATGATGCAGTTACACGTAGACTATCGGTTGGAAAAGTGTGCAATCTGTCTAATTACGTCTTAGTTCCGCTCCAAGTTAATAATGATTCGAAACTAATAATAGGGAGCCCTTATTTTTCTAAAGTAGAACAGTTCGTGGATTACATGATTAGGATGATTCCACCAGATATTAAAATTCTGTTTAAAAATCATCCCGATAATAAAAATCGAATTGATATACCAAAATTACCAAATGTAGTAGATATTACAGACAGTGGTTATTCTAAGTCATCCCTTATAAAGGGATCATTATTTGTAGCAGGAATAAACAGTACGTTTTTAATGGAATCGATATACATGAATCACAAGACAGTTGCATTTGGACTAGATCTATTTTCAAATAAAGGAATTGTAATAGAAGGATACGGTAAATCTTTTAAGGACATAATTGATGCAAAACTAAATGTCAAAGCAAACGAAAGATTTATAAATACACTAGTAAGTAAACAAATTCCAAAGACACACATCATTCGTGAGTATAAAAAAATAACAGATAATGAAAAATTTACTACACCTTGCTGCACCATTACATAATGTCGGTGATAATGCACTAATCTTAGGAGTAAGACAGCTCTTTAAAGAACATTGTAAATTACATTTACGACCACTTAGATCAACTGTTATAGATTTAAGGCTAATAAACGAGATAAACAGAAACTACGATGGTCTAATCATCGGTGGCGGCGGATTATTACATGCACCGAAAAGCATACTCGATAGAAAAAAAGATACAAGTGGAACTCTAATAATGATGGACACAGAAAATCTAAAATACCTCAAAAAACCTCTTATTGTGTACGGAGTCGGATATAACGTATTCAGAGGAGAAAATGACTTACCTAAAATAGCAAAAGAGTCTATACTAGATATGATGAATCATGCAATTCATTTTTCAGTAAGAAATGACGGATCTAAAAAAAGACTTTCTAAATTTCTTGAAATAGATGAATCTATAATAAATGAAGTACCTGATCCTGGTTTGTATGTCAAGTCTAAACATGGAAAACTATCTAAATTAGTTAAAAATGATAAGAATATAGCAATACAAATCGCAGCAGATCGGCTCAACCATAGATTTAAAAATAAAGATGAGGTAACTAAATTTATTAAAAATATAAAAAGCTTCATTTTGAATAATCAAGAATATACATGCTGGTTAGTTCCACATTGTCCAATTGATGACGATTTTATTAAATTAAACTTCAGCGGATTCAGATCTATTCCACTAAAATTAGATCTAGTTGAAGCTACTGAAGTTATGGGATTTTATAGTAAAATGGATGTTGTAATTGGCCAACGCGGTCATGGAAATATATGTCCATTTGGAATAAATGTTCCAGTAATATCGTTAGTTTCACACGATAAAAATTTAGGGTTTATGCAAGATGTTGGATTTAACGACTATGCAGTTAACGCGTCAGATTCTAATTTAGATAAAAAACTAATTACGTTAGTTAAATCGATTGATTCTAAATATCGTAAATTGCAAACTGAAAAAATAGAAAAAATGAAAATTTCATCAAATTTAATTGTAGATGAAATAGTTAAAAAAATAAAGAAAAAATGAGTAAAACTAAAATTATCGCGGAAATAGGAATTAATTTCGCATATGGAGACGATACCTCTAAATTCTTAGACAATGCTAAAAAGCTAATAGATGCTGCATGTGTAGCCGGATGTAACTGGGTTAAATTCCAAAAAAGAAACCCAGATATTTGTGTTCCAGAAGAACAAAAACTAAAAGCAAAGAAGGTACCCTGGAGAGAAGATGAAACTACTTACCTACAATATAAGTTTGATATTGAATTTGGAAAAGAAGAATTCGATGAGATTGACGAATACTGTAGAAAAAAAGGAATTGGCTGGTTTGTATCTGTGTGGGATAAATCTTCAGTTGATTTCATTGTGGATAATGGATATTCTAATTATGGATCCTACATAATGAAAATCCCATCAGCCCTTATAACTGATCTTGATCTATGCTCATATGCAAGAGATAAATCTGATCTTCTCATTATTAGCACTGGGATGAGTAATCAGGAGGAAATTGACGAATGCGTAGAAGCATGCGATCCTGATGTAATCATGCATACTAATTCTACTTACCCATCCAAAGTTGATGAACTTAACTTGGAATATATTAAGTGGCTTGCGGATAATTCGCATGAACATGTGGATGTCGGATACTCAGGTCATGAGTTTGGATTAACTACAACAATGGCAGCAGTATGTTTAGGTGCAACATGGGTAGAGAGACATATAACCCTGGATAGAGCACTTTGGGGATCTGATCAAATGGCGTCAGTTGAACCCAGTGGACTGATTAAGCTGGTAAAAGGAATCAGGGATATTGAAAAAGCAATGGGAGGATATGGACCTAGGGAGGTTATAGGTTCAGAACTTGAAAAAAGAAAAAGTTTAAGAGGATCATGATAACACCGAAGAAAGTATATCAATTTGTTGAAGGCAACCTAAAGATGCTCGGAGCATCGTTCAATATTATATCCCAAGCTCAAAAGGAACAGGTATTATATCGATCTCAAATATGCAAAGATGACTGCATGAAATTTGGATATTGCATTGAATGCGGCTGTAGCGTACCAGGAAAGTTATACTCAAAGGAATCATGCAATAAAGGTAAGAGATTTCCAGACCTGATGTCAAGTCAAGATTGGGAAAAGTACAAAGAGGATAATAATATAATAATCGAATTATTGTGATAATTTACGTAGACATAGACGATACTATTTGCACAACTCTTGGGACCAATTATCAGACCGCAGTCCCAATTAAAGAGGCAATAGATAAGGTAAATTTATTATATGAAGCAGGCAATATTATAGTGTATTGGACGGCTAGAGGAACTGTCACCGGAATAGATTGGAGGGATCTAACAGAAAAACAATTGTTAAGTTGGGGAGCTAAATATACTGAACTCAAGATGGGAAAGCCAGCATATGATGTCTTTATAGACGATAAAAACATAAACTCCAAAGATTGGCTAGAAGGAAAAACAGAGTATTAGTCTTAGGTAACGGACCTCAAATTAATGATATTAACTTTTCAAATCTCGACCCTGATATAATAACTATCGGAGTAAATCGAATATGGTTAAAACACACTCCAGATTACTTCTTTTTTAACGACCATGTTGTTCTAAGAGAACTCAATCGTGGTGAAAACGAGGGTATTAAGAATAATCTCATCCAAAATAGCAAATGCTACACTAGCGAATGGATTAAAAGGGATTTTAAAGAAAAACTTCCCGATTGGCTTAGAATATATCCAATGAGTGATAGATCTGGTTTTCCAGATTCAGTTTCTAACTCAGTTCGAATATTTAGAGATAATCATCTTAGGGGGCTATCCATATCTGATTACCAATTTTATTTTGCGGGTATAAATTTAAAGTGGACTAACCCTAGCCACTTTTGGAAATCAGAAAGCAATACCTTTCTAAATCATCACGATAAGAAATGGTACGATATTAGATTCAATCTAATATACAAAAACTTTGAGAAAATGAAAAATCTAGGTTACAAGATGATATCAGTAACTCCAGATTCCAGACTTAATAAATTAATGAGATACGAGAGTATAGGCAATCTATACTCTAAATAATTTACTTGTGTATTACAACAGTATTAGATAAGGCTGCCACTTCAGCTGTCTTTACTAGTCCAACTGCTGCACCGCCGCTTGTTGGAACCTTTGCATCAATTAAACTTGCTAACTGATATAAACAAGCAAATAGGGATTCTCCTAGAACTGCTTTCTCCGGCGCTAAATTACCTTCTCCAACTATTGTTTGATTACCTGCTAGATGAACAAGGTTTGACGTAGTGACTATCTCGTTGCCCGAGGTGATGTTTACGGTTGATTGAGATTGAATATTTATATCACCGCCACTAAGTTCAATAGATGAGCTCGTACCTGAATGTTCGATCTCGATTCCGCGATCTTGTCTGATGTTAATCCTAGATCCCTTTAGCTGCATTGTAAGACCTTTGTTTACGGTAAACCAGATCTTAATTTCCTCGTCTCCATCAAAGAGAACGATATGACTTCCTAGATATTCACCCTCTTTTTCAAGCTCCTCCTTTGCAGTGTTCTCAAGCTCGTGGATTGAATAATACTCAGGAGAATAAGGATTCCCATTATTGAATCTTACAATAACTATTCCACCTTTTTTTGGTACAGATAAAGATCCAGCCTTACCGTCTTGACCAAAGAACGTACTCTTTTGAGCAGGATATGCCCATGGAAGATCGTCAGTCTCTAGATCATCGTGAATCCCAAATACTCTAATCTTACAACGTCCTTCTCTTCTTGGATCATTTGCATCTTCAATCGTTCCCATGAACGATTTATCTACATAATCCTCATTTCTAGTATTTACGTCGTGATTCATATTAATTTATACTATTATTATTGGTACACGTTTCCACTTGGAGGATCCTTTCTTTCAGGTACTGTGTCTCCGTTTGAGCTATATCCAATATCATATACGTCTCCAATTGATTCAACTGGAGGATTAATAAATTCAGCAGCTGCCTCAAGTGCTTTGTTTATGCCGAGCCCATCTCCAATTTTAGCTATCCCATCCATTGCCTTTTGACCTGCTCTAGCTAAATCATCTCCTATAACTGGTAATCCACTTAGGAATGAACCGATATTCTCAGCAGTAGATCCTATGTTTCTAGCTCCCCATGGGTTTCTAATCGAAGTTTTAGAACTGTCTTCGTATAGTCTAGTTCCATCTCCAAATTTGTGTTCTTCTTCAACCCATCCTACCTTTATACCGAACTTATTAGATTCTTGCTGTCTGTTGTCTCCACCTACACTTATCTTGGATCCATATGGAGTTGACTTAGAAAAATCAAATTCACATTGTCTACAGCTATATTTAATATATCCGTATTGATCCATCACATTAGTCAGCATGTTTCCACCGCCAACTATGTTTCCAATAGATCCGGTGTTTATACCCAACGTCTGAGCTATTTGTTGAGATGCTCCAGGTAGACGATATCTTAGATTTCTAAATTCTGCTACATAAATGTCTACGCTAAACCATCTTAAGTTATCTGGAACTCTTTCGCGTCTATACTTGTTATCAAATATTGAATTTCTATAAATTGCGGCTATTTCTGCCATTCTAAGATCTACTGCCTCAAGCGTATCAATATCTAAGGTTACTCCCTTAGTTTTCCAGGCTTTAGATTGATCTGTTGCATACTCATGGAGTTTGTCTAGACCTGATATAGATTGAAAATACCAAGGAGCCTGGAATGTAAGATATCTTAATATTTCCTTAAACGTCTTTATTCCATCGGCCTCTGCTGTATATCCGCGGCTGATTAAGAATGGGGCAGCTCCTAATAAGGACTTGTCATTATTAGAAGTATTAAAAAGAGGACTTTGCCACAACTGATTCTCAGAAACAATTGACTCACTTTCGAATGTAGTGTTTTCATCAAACTTAAAATCAAGTGCAAAAGTTAAGTATGTAGGCTCGTCAAAGGCATCAAGATATTGACCCTTCCTAAAGCTCCTCATTTTGTTATCTATACCTATAAAATTATGCATCCTTAGTCAATTATATTTTCTCCTATCCAGTTCATTCTACATAGATCGAATTCAGTTGAGAATCCAGTATCTGAATCATATACGTATCTTATACCAGATACATAGTATGTTCCAGTTAGTAAGACATCTGCAATCTGCTCCCCTTCGTTCTTAAATTCAACTCCATCTTCAAACTTTTTAGGTTTGTCAGATATTTGAGAATTTCTCATCGCCGCAGAGTCAGCAGTGTTAAACATATTTACTTTAATCGAGCTACCTCTAACTACTTGTAAATTTATACCTGCGGTCTCAGCCTTAAGCTTTACCTTTTTAAGCTCTGATTTATTATGATCATTTATAAATGAAGCAGCGTTCCACTCTCGATGAGTATTTCCATAATCTATATTAACCCACTTCTTAACCATGTTATCTTTTAGGATATCATCAGCTGGAACCAGGCTCAATTTTTCGTTGGCTCCTTGAATCTCAACTGGTTTGATATAGAATTTTGTAAACTTTTCACCATCATTAAGCATGTGATCATAGTAGTATATCTGTCTTCGATATCCTTTATTCTTGAGAACTGAACCAACATCTCCAAGTAGAGAATGAGCTCTGATATATTCTGGTCTAGTTTTAAATCTAAAATCATTAGTTAACTGCAATACAGAAAGAGCGTTCTCAGTTCCTTTGTCTGCTCCCTTTTCTTGAATACTTCTAGTTAATTCAAGTTCTGATGGATCAACCCTTTGTTCAGGTGTAAGATCTAGCTCCTTAGAATTTTGTAACTGCACTGAAACGTTTACAAAAGTCAAGTTAAAATATTTGTCAATGAAACAATCGAAAAAAGTATCCTCATCTAAATAAGAATGCCTGGCTATATGATCTATAAAATACAGGCCGTTACGATTAGGATTAATCCAGGTCATGGTATCATTAGTCGAGCTATCATTTTCCGAGAAACCAAGATCTAAGTCAGCTGCTAATTTACGTAGAGCTTCTTTGGATCCCATCGATCTATATGCCTTAGATAAGTTATTGTATATTTTAGGTACATACATTTCCCCACTCATTATGAACTCTGCGCTGTTTCCGGCAGTTTCAGCATCCGCAAAAGGATCCTGATCACTCTTTATGCTAGTGATTAAAAAATCCATTCTAATAGGCTTTAGGGAATTACCGGACACCTTCATGTATAGGCTAAGTATTGGATTATTTCTTGGATAGTTAGGGCCAGATAGGGCACCTAATTCATCTTTAAATATGATCTTTATTTTTGGAAGTATTCCAGTCTCATATACAATTAAAGAATCTATCGAACTTACTTGAGCTCCATTAATCATAACGTATGGGAACGTAGATCCAGCTGAAGATTCAGATCCCATAGTATTAGAACCTGACTTATAGAAAGGATTCTGTCCAGAAGCCGAGGATGTATCCGCTGTGAATAGCTCTCTCTGTGCTATCTTAGGCTGCTGTGTTACTTTTAATTGTTGCTTAAATGCCATTAAATAGAAAGATTATCTTTTAATAGTGCAGCTTGTAATCTGGTTCTAGATATAGGAACTGGACAGTTTTTCTTATTAACTCCAGTAACATCCTCCCCAAATACAACTCTACCGTCTTTAATTTTAACGTTCTTATCTCCAGGCTTATTTACATTAGGAGGTAGAACCATCCCGGCTTTCTTCTTGAGGTTCTCTAATCGATCTTTATCCTTTTTAGACTTTGGATCCAAGAGCGGGCTAGTAGACTTTTCTTCTTTCTGGTCTCGCTCTCTAATCTCTCTAGGATTTACGTACATCGAATCTAATACGGCCGCGGCAGGGCCGAGCAATACGTCTCCATATTCTATTGAGAAAGGATTAGATATTCCATTATATTTTAGGAGTACATCCCATTTTCCTTGATCTCCATACGTTCTGTCTGCGATTAAATCTGGTCGCATGCTCTCGTATTCTCCAACTAGAATTCCACCTCCACCTCCGCTTATATCTGTAGGAAACTTAAAGGTGCTGCTAATTAAGTCAGTCATGTCTTTGCCGATTCTCTTAAATATCTTCTTCTTTTCAATCAGTTTACTTATTAGCATATTAGTCTTTTGTTTTTAGTTGAACAAAATAATCCTGTAGTATTGCGCTACGTCCGTATCCTTGTCCATAGAATGAAGATACTCTGCTTCTATACGAGTCAGCCAACTTTGATATTTCTTTTATGCTAGGTCCTCCTTCTGTGTTGTTCAAAGTACTTGAAGCGTTTGCCGCAGATTGATTAACTTTATTATCGCTAATCGCGGTTAACTTATCTGCACTTGTACCTGCTTCAAATATACCTGCTCCTTGACCTGCTGCAGGTGCGCTGTCCGGATTCAAAGGAACTCCATCAAATGCTGCATTCTGCCTAGCGGTATTTGCTTCCCCATATGAATTACTTGCGCTGCTAGGAGGAGGAAGAGGAGTAAAGCTCATTGCTCCGTTACCTAGATTGAATATCGATTCTAGATCCTGTTTTGCTCTAGGCCTTCCGTGTTTGAGAGTTACTTTGAATGTGACTTCAGTTGGAAAATCATCAATTCCAAGTGTATCAGAAAAATCTACTGTAACTTTGTCTAAACATAAATTTCCCATCATAGCTATAGGATTCATGGGATTTCCAACAGTTACGTGCCATTCTCCAACTGCTCTTCCATCCAATAGAGATCTATATAATAAAGGCTTTCTTAAAAGTCTTCCAAGACGAGGTGCAAGTGCCTTCTCTACAGGTCCAGCGTTTCCACCTCTTTGAGCTCTTTCGGTTGCGGCATCAATGTTTTCCTTTCTAGGGTTTATATACTCGTTTAGAGCAGTTTCATTATCTACATCTCCGCCGGCAGCCGATAGGGCATTTTCGGCCAAACTAATTAATTCATTTAGTCTAGCACTGGCAAGCTGAGATAATTCTTCTACACCAGTTTGAATTGCTCCTAACATATCTCCTTCAAAGAATTTCTGTTCCATCTTTAAAGCAGGCAAGGTTACTCCAGTCTGTTGAAAATATCTGGCTCCACCTCCCCAGAACGGAGCAGTGTTATAAGTTAAGCTTAAGAAATTGGTTATGAGATCTAGAAAAACCATTTTAGGATTCAGTCCATTGAATGATCTTAGTGAATACTTGAAGTTAAGCGTAACTGGATTAGTCTTGTTATCCACAAATCCTCTGTCTCTTCTATAGGTTGAATCTATTACATTAACTGGCCCTAATACTCTATTCCAGTATGGACCCTCAGCTGTATATGCGTCTTTGATATATTGCTGAGCGTTAACGTCGTATCCGGAAAGCTTCAAAATATCTACTTTGTCTCCACCTGAGAAGATCTGAGTCTTCAATACCTGAGCTACCTTTTCATCTACTTCAAATGGTAGAGCAGCAATTAGCTCATCAACTGTGATCTCGTTTCCCTGAATGTCTTGTACTTTAGCAGAGTCTGAAGTCCAATTCAACCCCCAGCTGAGATTAAGAATACTATTTAAAGGATTATCGATATCCTGTCCATACCAAGTAACTGCCTGGGCTATCGGAACCAGAGGGGTCTTATCGGCTGAAATTGCAAGGTTATCTTCAACTGGAATTGGATATCTTCTAAGTGTAACCAATCTATTGTTTGGAACCTTTCCATATAAGCTACAATATAAAAAGTCTGATGCTGAATATGGGGTAGGACCCTTAGCAGTTCTAGCCCCGGATGCTGCTTCTCTCTGTGACCACTCGATTATATTAGTAGCCGTTGGATTCTCAATAAATCTTCTAGTATCTACAAATGACTTTAATTCTCCGATAGCAGAACTCTTACTTGTACTCTCACTTCCTTCTTGAGCTCCTGCTTGAGATCCACTTGAGTTATTTGCAGCATTTTGATCTTCTGGGGTAGCAAATGGATTAACATTCACTCCCATCAAGGCTATAGTATCAGCGTCAGACAGTTCCCCTCCTTTATCAAAATGAAGATTTGCTCGGTAGTCATTCTGGTTTAATCCATACTTACTGTATCTAAATAGATTAAATGGGTTAAACATAGAAGATGCACCTGGAACAGGACCCACTTTTTCGACCAAAGCGCTTGTGTCGGTCGCTTGAGTAAATTCCTCAGCTAATAATTGAAATTGTTGATCGACTGTACCTGCCATCAGAATGCTTTTTATTATTTATATCCCACTTAGAGAATGTCACGGAGATATTGTTAGCCCCTACCTCTGATGAAGTCTTGGAATGTAAGCACCTTAGAGCTCGAAGTTGATCCCTTAGATTTTGACTTCTTTTTCTTCTTTCCTTTCTTTCGAGTAGATCTAGTAAGATCTCCTCCCATAGGTCCAGCAAGCGACATGGTATCCATATCTCCAGCTAAGGACATTGGGGTTTGAATTGCAGTTCCAGGCCCATTTAGAGATCCTGATCCTCCGTCAATTGGAGCAACCATATCCTCTTTAACCTGCTCTTGCTTTAGTGATTTAAATCTATCTTCCATACCTGATTGATATTTTCTAGCTGCCTCTTTT